TCGGATTTCGGTACCCGCAGATAGATATAACGAAGGAAAGTCGTTAACTTCGTCTATAAACTTTAGCTCTCTGTAAACATTATTAAATAAATTGGTGACAAAAGTATATTCAGTATCATAAGGCGATACCTGTTTATCTATTTGTTTTAGTCTTTCTACTATAAAGTCTACTATCTCTGTTCTTCTATTAAAAATCATTAAACTTTCCTTATATTAAATTTACTTGAGTATAGGCTAATAGCTACTTCTCTTATAGCTTTAGCTACTTGGGTATTAGGAGTATACCCATATTTTTCTAAAGAGGTGTACAAAGGGTTATAAGTATAGCTAATCATTCTAGCTCTATAGTTTGGCTGTACTATTACGCTTTTTCTAAACCTACCGGTACGTTCTTTTAAGTAAGGACGCTCTGCCTTACCAAATTTTGCCATGGTAGTTCCTAAACGTGCTTGTACTAAAGCAGTCCACTGAGCACCGCTAATAAAATTCTGTTTACCGCTTTGAGGCTTTTCAGGATCATCAGCGCTTTTATCAGTTATTTTGCCTTTAGATACTAAAACAGAAGGTCTATCGTACGTATAAGATAAGCTTATATTCTGTTTTTCTAAAAAGCTAGATAAGTCAGGGCTATAAGCTGCGAACTCATCAGATAATACTTTTGCTAATTTTTTTGATACTTGTAAGTCTACTTCTGTTTTCTTAGCTGCGGCAGAATTAAGGGCGTTGCGTATTAAAGCTTCAGAGAATTGTATATTAAAGTAGACAGTGTTAGGGTTGCTAGGGTCCTCTTTTATTATTATAGTAGCTTTTGGGTTTCTTTTTATAGCAGCCCAGTCCCAGCCTATAGACCTAACTACTACTTTGTTACCTATAGTCACGTTAATACGAATATCAGAAGACTTTAGCGCAAAGTTTTTTCTTAGGGCTACTGCGGCTTTACCTTTACCGCCGATTAAAGCTTTAAGCTGTCGCTGATTGCCTTTAGCATTTTTTAGTTTATCAATAAAACCTGGATTTATCTTTATTTCTTCAGAATTTACTACACCACCAACACCTTGTTCGTTTAAGCTTTTTAAACTAGCATCACTGCGAACGCTAGTAGCTAATTGTCTTATGTCACCACTAGTTAGGCGGAGGCCCTGCCCTCCAGCAACTTTCACGTTTCTAGCCTGAGTAATAGTACCTGCAGAGTTTACATCAGTAGTAACTGCTTTAGTTTCTGAAGTTTCTGTAGTACCATCCTCTTTAAAAGTTATATTATCAAATATAACCCCGTGCCCAGGGCTAGAGTTTACTATTGTAGCACCTATGCTTTTAGCAATAAGTTGTTCTATATACTTACCAGTATTATTATAAGCTCTTTTAATATCTAAAGAAAGTGCATCCTTCTTTTTACCTCTTGAAAAACTAGCAGCACCCGCAGTACGTCTTACAGCTAATAAAACTAGTAAACTGCTGTAAGACGTAGCGTCGAGAGTTGTCTTAATAGTAGTAGTTGTACGTACAAACATTAAATAATCCTATATAAGTCTAAAACTCTTCTGATATGTGGGGGGAAGTTACCGCTTAGATTAAAAGAATCACCGCTTTCGCCCTCAAAGCTCATACCTTGCTTTTCTTGCGTTTGTTTATATAATATTTTAATATAATCTAAAGCAGCTAGTTGTATATCAAAAGGTACGTAGCTAGCGTCATATCCTGCCCTATACCTAACTTCTACGCCGCTAGCAAATGCAGCAAACCTAGCAGGCTTACGCAAACTTATCCCACCAGGGTAGCTTTGGCCAACACCCCTACCTGTGTCTTTAGTTATTTCACCAGTATCTTTTGAATACCCGTACTCAGCGCTTTGAGCATGTACGTCATTTATATTCTTAGTATTATTTGAACCATCAAAATGCACTAACATAACAGTATCATTATCAGGCCTAAAACGTTGTGTAGGAGTTGCGAAGTCACTAGAATATCTGGAAATATCAGATACTCTTAGTTCATCCATAAACCCTTTAAAGTTACTACCTATAACCACGTTGCTAGAAAAGGTGTGGTTAGATACAGCATAGGCACTATTAATTAAAGTATTGCCGTTATAATGTAGATACGCTCTCTCACTCTCTGTGTCTACGCTAACAGCTACGTGAGCCCATTGTTTTTTAGCAAATTGTGTAGCCTCTGAGTGTACGCCTACTGCGTTACCTAGAACAGTAGTAGTAGCTCCTCCTATAACAGTAGTTAGCGCTAATACGTTAGAATTTGCTAAGCTAAACTCTATATAGTTTGTACTATCTGTATTTATAGAAAATATAACATTATCAAGTATAACATCGTTATCTACTCTTATAAAGCTTTCTATAGTAAAGGGAGATATATCAAAAGATAAACCATCAGTCACTCTACTAGCAGTAATAAAATCATCTTCGTCTAGTCGTAAGCTACTTTTACCAAACTTCTTAGCCTTAGTAGTTACTTTAGCATTGTTCTGGGCAGAGAAAGTTACGGTTTCAGAAATAGAAGGTACTGGGGTACCTAAAGTGGTAGTATCATTTAGAAGCTCATAATCTGATCCCATAAATTCGGTAACTGAGTACACATTAGACAAAGGTAATCTGCTAGTAAAAACAGAGCTAGTACCTCCATCATAAATTTCTACATAGTCGTTAGCTAGTATTTCTTGACCAATATAATGTTCTATCACACCTGTGGCATAAAAGATCACATTAGATATCCTAGCGTCAGCAGTATTACTGCTAATACTTAGATATTCTTTTGTTTGTGCTAGACTCACAAAAGGGTATCTACCTACATTTTCTTCAAAACTATTTGACATTTTCTCTCCTTAATACGAAATAGGGGGAGGCAGTAAATACTACCTCCCCCTAATAATCTAATTCTTAATATCTAGTATTAGAAATTAAGCACCCGCTTTAATAGTAGTAGCGTATGCATACTTAGCAGCATCTAGGGCAGCACCAGAGTTAGTAGTAAGTGCCTTAAAGTCAAAACGCGTGCTCATGTACATTGCTGTAACTTGTTGGCGCGGTTCGTACTCGCTCTCGATCTCAATTCCACGACGTTCTGCGATCATGAAGCCTGGCTTATACATTAGAACACCTAAGTGGTTTCCTGCAACGCCTACACCGTCAAGATACTCAGAGATTGCAATTGGGATACCGTAGATAGCACCAACAGAACCTGTAAGGTAAGTAGCATTTGGACCAAACTTGTCAACTGTGCGGAAGTCCGCAGTAGTAACTAGGTTGTTGTAGCCTTCGATAGAAGTAACAAACACTAGGTCGTTACCAAGTTGAAGACCATACTTGCCCATTAGAGTACGAGCAGCAGCGATATCGGAAGGGTCTGCTTTGTCTGTAGCCGATCCTGTTGCTACTTCTAGAGAACCAGCAGCAGCTAGGTTAGTAATACCGTTAATAACGGAAGCATAACCAGTACCAGCAGTAATCGCATTAGTAGGGGAAGCAGTAAAGCCTGTTAGAGCGCCTGTACCACGAAGAATAGACTTGTCGATCGCACGGGCAAGACGGCGTGTTGCTGCTTGACGTAGGAAGTCGATTAGAGGAAGAACAGTGTCTTCTTCTTCGTCCTTAGCTAGGTGAGTAGTTGCCATGAACTTGTGTGGAGTAAACTCAACAGAAGTCATAGTGTGTTGGTTAGTAGTAGGTACGTTAGTAGCGTCTGCAACACCAGTAGCATAAGTACCGGATTTAAACATTGCTACATCGCCATCTGTATCTTCATCTGCGACTGGGACGCGGAACGTTTTAGCATCGACAGACATGCGGTTAAACATAGGTGCGATAACTAGTTGTTGCTCCATCTCAGTGTAAACATTCTCAGAGAAGTTAGAGATAAAAGCGTCAACAGTAGTTACAGCTTTCATACGACCGCCATAAGTGGTGTCAAAAACGTCTCTTTTGTTAAGCATTTTAGATAGTAGAACAGCGTTAGCCATTTCTGTGTCACTAAACTGTGCTTTTCTTGAGGACTCTGAGTAAGCCATCTTAGTATTTTGTAATGCTTTAATTTCTTCTCTATAAGAAGCCATTTGGGACATTAGTTCTTCTTTTTCAGCCGAGGCAGAAGGAGTATAGTCAGAACCTGTTTTGTTCTTGTCCTGTGCGTCTGCTTCGTTTATGATAGCTTCACCAGTTTTTTCAACTAGATTTGCAACTCTTGGCTCAGATACAGTAGCCACTGTTTTAGCGGAACCTGCTTCTGTTAGGTCGATTTTGTTTAGCTCTTGATCAGCCATTTTGTAGTTCTCCTTTGTTGAATCTCCGTGAAGCTCTTCGATCAGAACTTTGTCAGACGTTTCGTCTTCACTCTTAATTTCAGTATATTTTGTAATTTGTGAAAGTTCTTGTAATTCCACATTAATAGTATTATTGCAGGATTGTCCCATCGCGTCAACCTCTAAAAATTTAAAGAAAGGGCTTTGGGCAGTTGCAACATTTTCGATTTTATATGTTTTTTCTTCGTAAATGACAAAATCACCTTCATTTAATTCTTCTGTACCCTCTAAAGAAAGAAGGCTAATAAAAGGAATAGGCTCGTTAGGATCTCTTAGTACAAAATCCTCTTCTAGCTCTTCATCTTCTAATTTGTCTACAACTGTATCAATAGATTTACCTGTTTCTATAACAGAGTCTGTCTTTTCTACTTCTGTAACTTCTTCTATAACGGGCTCTTCCTCTTCTTCTTGTATAATAGGCTCTTCTACTACTTCAAGTTTTTCAGAGATAACTTCGTCCAATACTTCAAGTAGCTTTTCTTCGATCACTTCTTCTTCAAGTAGCTTTTCTTCGATCACTTCTTCTTCAAGTTCCTTAGTAGAAACCTCTTCTGCAACAACTACAGCGTCTGCTATAGTTATTTCATCAGAATCGTCTTCTATTTCAAGGGTTTTTACAAAGTCTTTATAATCGCTATCTGAATCAAAGCTTTTGCTTAGACTAAATAGCGAGTCTTGGTTACAAGGAACGCTAACTATAGAAATTTCTAGTAGTTCCACGTCTGTAATAGTAGTAGAGTCTGTAGTACGATTATATTTACCGTCTTTAACTCTGAAACCAACACTAAAACTCTTTAGTGCTCCGTCTTTAATTAGCGTGTGTAAGCCGTGAGTTCTCTCAGCTGCTTCACTTACAGTACCTTCTACATAGATACCTTTTTTATCAATAGTAATTTTGTCAAATTTACCAATAGGACAATCGTGCTTATGCTGGTATAGCATAATAGGATTTCTTCTAAAGTTTTCAACGCCTTTAGCCCAGGCTTCTGCAGTAACTACATCGCCAGAACGGTCTTTCATTACTGTGTTAGCATAGCCAGCAATTTTAATTGATTTACTTGTTTTAGAAGCTTTTGTCTCAAAGGTACTGTCTAGATAAAACTTTTTATCTTTCATTTTATACATCCTCATCTGCGGGTTTATCACCCTCTTTAGGTCTGCCACCTTGAGTAGCATCAGTGGCGCTACCTGTAATATTTTGTGGTATCCTTATAGTATCATTTCCCTCGATTTTTGCAAATCTTAATCCCTCACGAGCTTCATTTGGGGTTATAATTCCTGTATTAACTAGAGTAGAGTAGTACAAAGCCTGCACCCTATTATCTGGCTGTAGCGCTGGTACTACTAAGTTATCAGGCCTAATCTCTATATTGTTACTAAAAAAGTGAGCGAAGGCGCTAGAAAATTGTGTTAAAATTGGAATTACTGTATGCAAATAAAACAACTTTTGGTTCGCATCAATGTTAGCATTGTTTCCTGATTTTAAAAGCACATAAGGTACTCCTATAGCTTTACTCATGTCTTGTTGTATACGTTCAATAGAGCCTTCAAAGTCAAGTTCTGAAAACTTTACAGTGGAGAATTTATCAATCATAAGTCCTCCGTCTAAAATAGCAGGGTTCCTAGCACCGTCAAAGATAGAGGTATAGTTAGCTCTCCAGGATTCTAGTAAACGCTCTTTTACGCGGTTAGAGAGTATGTTATCAGTACGTAATACAAAGCCAGGCAGTGCGTTATTTTTAAAAAATTGTCTTTGGAAGTTAATCATATAGTAGTAAAGTTCAATAAGTCTATTGATTGACTTCAGTTTTGACGTACCTCTAAAAATAGAATCAGAGTTTTCTCTCATAATATGGATTATCTCATTAGTTTCAAACCTAATACCGTCTGACTCTTTAGGTTTTCTAGAGTAATAGCTGCTATTTGAGCTAGGCAACGTGTAGTTGTAATGTGATACAAACGTTCGTTTATCTGGTATTACTTCTACATCATTAGCAGGGAGTAAGTATATATTTAAGCCGTCATAGTAAAAAAATACATTACCATCTAAATGATAATCTAGCAGTGCTCGTCTAAATAATCTTACTCTATCCTCAAAAGGATTAGGTCTTACGTTTAATAGCTTATCTACTTTTTTAGCAGCGCCACCACCTTCTACAATAAAAGGTATCTCTACACAAGCATTAATAACCATCTCAATAGCTCTTGAGATAACTTCTATTTCTTGTTGTGCTTGCTCGTAGCCTATTATAGACTCAGCAGAAGCAAAAGGTTCGTTACTAGCTATCGAAGGCTGTGCTGGGTTTAGCTTTTCAGAAATATACTTTCTCCAGCCCGATACATCTTTATTTGCCATGTTTATCCTTTTTTATATCTAACCAGTTTGTAACCTTAGGGACCATGCTATTAGCATATCTCTGACCATATATACTGTGTAGTAGCTTATGGTGAGGACTACATAAAGTATATAAATGATCATTAGATAGTTTATCTACGCAGTCATTATAAAAGTTACCTCTAGCTGTTAGTATATCTTCCTCAGTGTCAATAACTATTTTATTAGCATCGCACCAGTTGTTAAATAATTCACTAAGCCCATACAGATGATGAAGCTCAAGCTTTTCCTTAGAGTTGCATATATAACAACAGTCAGGTTTTTTATAATGTTTCTTTATAAAGTCTCTAATGTACTTTATAGGCTCTCTTTTAAGTGTGGTCATACATCTATTCTATATAAAATTTTTAAGTTGTCCAACTATTAATTATTCATTAGTTAGCCATAAATAGATATGTTACTCATTTTATCATGAGTATATACAGCGTATCTAACTGCATCTGAGGGGTGTGAAGGCCAGTCGTGATCAGGTTTTGGGGTCTCCGTATTAGACTTCCATTTATAAGCTGCCATAGCTTTAAAAGTATAGGCAGCGTCTTCTTCATCAAAAAATAATCTATCTTTTTCAACTAAAGTCTGTACGAAGTTTATACCATCATTTACGGATTTAATAGCCTTTTCACAGTATATATCATAGTCATACGCAAAATCAGCTTTAACTTGAGCCGCCGCCGCATCAATATATATAGTATCAATTGAATACTCTTCAATCATCTCAGTTATAACTCTTGCTAACTCAGAGGTAGTACACTCTGACGAAACATATTCTGCCAGTATGTAGTAACTATCACCGTCGTACCCTATAACAATAAAGGCGTTAGGGTCTCTATATCCTACGTCTAATCCTGCTATTACTTCAATAAACCGTTTACCTTTACAGTTTTTCATATGCTTATCCTGGTCAAGATGCTCATATATTTGTGCTTCTGTAACAGTCCAGGCACATTCGTACTCTTGGGCAAACAGAGCTCTAGTACTAGAACGTCTTGCTTCGTTAATATCCGCCTCGGCAAGCATCGGATTAGAGCGCCAAGTATGCAACGTAGCCCCCCACTCAGGGAACTCAGGATCGTCTCCGCGTAAGTAATACTCATAAAGATAATTACCTTTACCACGAGGTGTAGAAATCCACAAACAACGAGAGTCTCTAAAGGTTGACAGAGCAGGTCTTAGATCACGAGTAAAGTATTGATCATCGGGAATAATAGCGGCTTCGTCAATAATTAATAAGTTAGCAGCACGACCAATCAACGAATCACGGTTGTTAGCAGAAAGGAGTCTAAAAGTAGAGCCGTTAATAAGCTTAACAATTTTATCCTTTTGGTTAAACTTTTCTACCTCAATATTCATTTTTTTAATGAGATCAGTAACGTAGTCCCAAATAATAGACGATAGAGAAAAGTTAGGCGCTACAACCATTACTTGTTGTTCTGGCTCAAGTAGCTTAGCAAACGCAAGTATTGCGGCAGCGTAAGACTTACCTGTTCTACGTGCGGAAATGTTTACAAAAAATCTGTGATTATCTAAACCGTCAAGCATAGCTTGCTGGCTTTCGTTAAATACGACAGGTGTAGGAAGCTTTAGTAATAGCTTGGTAATAGGTATTTTAAAAAATTTATCTGACATTTATCTAGGCAAATAGCCTCCGAATGTTATAATTAAAGTTACTAACGTCGCTATAGCACCCCCTACCCAGATTAACACTTTTAAAGTAGTTTGACCTTCGGTAGCTAATGTTTTGAGAGTAGTAACAGCATCTTTTATAACAGCTCTGTCTTTTTCTTGCTCAATACTAGCAGCTTCTAAAGCAGTTATACGAAAACTAAAATCTGCTAGGTGGTCTTTAGTTTTTTCAGTTTCCTTGCGTTGATCCTCTGCTTGTTTATTTTGCTCGACTGTGTTATTACTAATAACGAGTAGTAGTTTATCTATTTTATCGTATAGTTCTTTATCCATTAGGGGGCCTCTCTGTTATAGTAAATTCAACAATGGGTTGTCGCAAGAAAAACGTTTGATTTTCTGCACATAAGTAGGTTATATTAGCGCGTAGCGTGTATGTACCTAGTTTCATATAGCTAGGAGTACTAAAAGTAATATCTGTATAAGGAGTAAGGTCAGAATCTATATAAACTGCATCTAATAGATTATAAAAAGTGCCATCTATGTGTTTGGCTTGTCTGTTACTTATTATCACACAATCACTTCTATGTCTGGTCCTAAATACTCTGATAGTAGCAGAAGACCCTGCATAAATGTCTGCGGGCTGCACTTCTAATTCTATATACGTAATAGGTACTTGAGTATTAATAGATAGTACACTAGCTAAATTTACTATTAGTAGTGTAATTAGTATAAAGGGTATTATTTTTAACATTGTTAGCATAGTACTCCTTCCAATTACTTCTATGATATATTATATAGTACCTGTTGTCCAAATTTTAAAGTTCATAGTAATATTATCATATACTTTTATATAGGTTTTTAGGGTCTATTATTGTTACTAGTGGTTAAAAAGTAGGCATAAAAAAAGGACATACAAAAATGCCCTTTAATTTGTATATACAGTGTTTTAAAAATTATAGCTTACACCCGCACGAATATTCATATGAACAAAAGGACTCTCGGGACCGCCCCACATATCTGGGATTTTCAATTCGCCAACGATTCCTACTTTATCACTAATAGAGTGTTCATAACGAATTATTAAATCGCTAGCCTTTACCGTTCCGCCAATACTAAAGTTACCAATGTCAGCTAAAACTGCATAATCATGACCACTTAGGCTTGCACTAGGCGCTGCATCATACTGGACTTCTACACGAATATATCCTGCATCATAGCCAAAAGCCACGCCGTAAGAAAGGGTATCAACGCAATCTTCCCAACCCACCATGCCTATAGCATAAAGCCCTGTTTGATCTATATCCTGAGCCTGGGCTGTGCCTACTGTTAGAGCTAGTAGTATAAGCGTAGTTTTTAATAGGTTCATGAGTTAACTCCTTTATAATTTTGCGCGTACCTTCAAATCAAAGCTGGCAAGGTTTAGCGCATTGTAACCAGAAGGGCCGTGAACAAATATACCAGAACCTCCAAAATAAACAATAACATTTGTAGGCCCTCTTACTACTGTAGACCCGTACCCAGAAGTGTTTGCTTCTGTTGCGATATTTATCTCCTGACCTACCGTAAATCCATCTTCATTTATGGTGCACACAAGTGTCACAAGAACTTCATCCGGAGTACCCCCAAGCCCGTGAGCGAAAAAGTTTCCTGTTGTGCCTAATACTATGCTGGTATTAGTACCTGCGTATAACTTAGATCCCCACTCAGCAGCCGTCGCACCAGAGTTAACGGTAAGGACTTGCCCAGCGGTGCCTATTGTCGCTGGGATAATAACCTTACTATTAACGCTTAGGGTTCCTGCAATCTCTGCAGTTACTATATTACTTATATTTCTTGAGTCGTCAACAACGGTCGTGCCGCCTATTTTTATAGCCATCTTCGTTTCTCCTTAAACTATTAGCTGTTAGTCGTTTAGTAAATCTTTCATTAGTTTAGAATAATTGTTAACTTGTATGTTAACAGCAGCTCCTGCTGGCTTTTCTTTAATACCTTTTTCAACATCATTAAGATGCTTCATCCAATCAAGTAAGTCTTTTTTCGATAGTATACCTGTTTCTAAAGATTCTT